CTAGAAAACGGAAAAACAATAAGAGCTGCAGAGGTTTCTGAGGGTTTAAAAATAAAAACATGGGACTATAGAAATCAAAAAGATGTCTATGTTGTCTCTAAGGGTGTTTCTTTAGTAAAAAAACACGCAAGAAAACTTATCTTTTCAAATGGATCAGAAATCATACTGTCTGATGATCATCTTGTTTTTACCCAAAACGGCTGGGTATTTGCGGATTCTGTTAAACTTGGTGACAAATTTAAGTCAAGCGGTTTAGTATCTAAAAGTTTTGCAATTAAAAAAGATCATTATCAGGTTTTTGATAGCAAAAAACTGCCCTCTTATAGAGTTAAGAAGGGTTTGACTGTAGATTCTGGCGAATGGTTTTGTTCTGATAAAGATAAAGAAGGCTTTTCTTATTCAAAAGAGCCTATCAGCAAATTAGAAATAGATTTATTTAAACAAGTAAAAGATTCTCTCGATATAGAAGTCACAAAAATCGAGCTATTAGGACTTCAAGAATTAGTCGATATACATATAGATAACGAAGATCCTGTTTTAAGGTCTTTTTACGCAAACGGTGTTTTTGTTCATAATTCCGAGCATGTTCCTATCATGTTTTTAGATGAGGTTGATGTTGTTCGTGATCCGCAAGCCTACGATGAAGCAAAGATGATTCCGGGAATGGAAAGAGGCGTTTACCCAATAACAGTAAAGCTTTCTACTAGAAAGTTTGCTTTTGGTATGATGCAAAGAGAGCTTGAACTTGCCAATACAACAGGCGAGGTTATTAAAAGATGGAATATTTTAGATGTAACGGAAAAATGCCCGCCTGAGCGTCACGAACCAAGTAAAGATGGTAGTAAAGTTGAGCTCTATGTACATAAAAAACTACCATTGAGATCTTTATTTGAAGGTGATTATCAAGCTTTGCCAGAGGCTCAAAAATTGGATTGGGAAAAAGTCAAAGTTCATCCCGGATGTGTTAAATGTCCTATTGTAGCTGTTTGCAAAGGAAGGCTTGCTGATAAGCCTGACACGGCAAAATTTACAAAATATAGCCTTTATAAACCAATAAAATCCGTTATTAATAACTTTAAAAAAATCCCGCCCGATATGGCAGAAGCGCAATTAATGTGCTGGAGACCTTCAACCAAAGGTCTAATTTACCCTAGGTTTGAGCCCACACAACAAAATGGGAATTTAGTTTCTATATCTAAAGCTTGGGAAATAATGACTGGAGATAAAAAAGACGACAATGTAAATATTACAGAGTTCGTAACTATGCTCCACAACATAGGCTCAAGATTCTATGCAGGAGTAGACTGGGGATATACCCACGAAAGTACGATTGTGGTTATGGCCGTAACGGCGTCTGGATATTCTTTTATAATAGATACTTATGGTAGTCCGGGTCTTGAGATTCATGAATTTGTAGAAATTTGTGCCGATTATCAAGAAAAGTATGGGATTGAGCGTTGGTTTTGCGATAACGCAGCGCCTGCAAACGTTAAAACCTTAAAAAAACGCCTTAAAATGGTAAGCCCTCATGTTGTAGTCCCAGACTTTAAAAAAGATGTTTTGGCTGGAATTGAGGCTATTAGAAGTCAGATTTTAACTTCTTCGGGCTCTAGAAGATTATTAGTCCTAGATACCCCTGAAAACCAAAAAATTATACAAGGTTTTAAGGTTCACCATTTTAAATTGGATATGGCAGGAAATCCTACAACAACTCCAGACGACGAAGAATATGCCGATATTATGGATGCTTTGAGGTATATTGGTCAAAATGTCTTTTCTAAGACTGCACAAAAACCCCTTTCGGGAATGGATATAAATAATAATTTAGGGATTTATAAAGCGGCTCAAGCCGATCCAAAACTTGTTGAGGTGGCTCAGGGGGTCAATACCGAACTTATGAAACAAGAAATTTCTAAAAGAATAACCCAACCTTCATATCAAATTGATGATAATATAAAAAAGAACAGAAAAATATTTTGGAACACAGAATAGAGGCAATCTTAAATAGGCGTAGCCCTATTTAAATTGTTTTGGGAGTTTTTTAATGTCAAAAATGAATGTATTGGTTTATTTAAATGCCTACAAAGATTCAAATCCAACTAACAATCCCTCAATGAATTCATTTAAGTGGCAGCGAGAAATTCAGGGCATTTCTGCTGACAAACCACAAAGCATAGAGTTTACCCTAGCACCGGGGGAATCTCGAGTGATGTTTGATGGGCAAAGATCTCTCTCTTCAGATGCTACAACTACATATTCTCTTTCCCTAAAATTAGGAAATACTTACGTTTTAAAACATACGGGCGGTACCGCTCCCGCTTTTAGAACATTACGAAACATTGGCTCCGATGCCACCACTGAAATAACCGTTACAGTTTCAGGAAGTCTTATGACCCTTCAGGCTACAGGAGGGACTATTATAAATACGGCTTCGGTTGTTGTAGGGGATGAAATTTCCATTGGAAATGTTTTTAATGTTGCAAATCGCGGTAGGTTTAAAATTTTATCAAAAACAGTCGATAGCGTTACGGTTGAGAACTCATCAGCTATTGCCGAAGCTTCTATAACTTTAGGTCCTAACTATGAAGATCAAATAAGAATCTACTCCGCATCAGGGGTACAAAAGGGCGATAAAATTAAACTTGGCTCTGGATTTTTTTTAACTAATCAAAATACATACGAAGTTACAGGAGTGCAAGACAATTTAATTGAGTTTTTCTATTCAGGTGTATTGGCTCCTGAAACAGGACTTGTAAACCCTTCGGTTGTTATCTATTCTTCCGCAAAAAAGTTTGTGTACATAGAAACTGATAAACCTGTAAACGTTTCGATTAATGGCGTAGCAGAATCTAAGATAGAGCCTTTTATAGAAGGGAATAATTCCCTTCCCGGAATACTCTTAAAACGCTCCACAATGTGGGAAATGACTTTAACAAATAATAGTACAGATATAGCAACCCTTTATTTTGCAAGTGTAGAGTAATCTATGTCGGAAGAACAAAAAGAAAAAACAAAAAAGAATATAATTTTTGCAGCGGGCGAAATAGATGCTGCTGTTTTAGAGGCTAACAACTTAGTAAAAAATGAAGGAGAAGGCCCTCTTACATTCGCGATTAAAAACGCAATGGGGACAGCAAAAAAGAATAGTCCTCCCCGAATTGGTTTTACTGAAGATCCAATAGGAACGGATCATTACGCTGGTGTTTATAAAATTAAAAAAAGACTTCTTCCTGATTCGGTACTTAAGCTTGTTCGTGTACAAAACCACTTAGTGGCATCAATATTAAGAGCAAGAGCAAACACAATGTCCATGTTTGGACATCTTAAAAAAGACCGTTTTGATATAGGTATTGAAGTCTCTATAAGACCTGAATTTGAAAGCCATATCAGGCCTGATCAAATGATAAAAATTAGAGATCGTATTGAAAAATTTAAAAAAATTCTTATTAATTGCGGTCATACTGATAATTTACCAGAAGATGAAAAAATGACTCTTTCTGAGTTTTTTTATCTTCAAACTTTAGACGGGCTAACTTTTGGGCGCTTTGCTACTGAGATTGTTTATGAAGATAATGATAATGGAATAGGTTCGGATTTAAAAGATCGCGCTAAAAAATTCCATCGTTTTAGACCTGTAGATGCAGGTACCATATACAAAACAGTTAAAAAAGGCGAAGCTGCTCAAAGTTTAAGAGAATCGGGAATTAAACTTCTCGAACAAGTTACAGGCAAAAAAATTGATGGAGTCGCCTTTGAAAAAGATGAATACGCATACGTTCAAGTCATAGACGGAATGCCAAAACAAGCTTTTGCTCCTGACGAATTGATAGTACATAATCTTTACCCTTCAAACGACATCGATCACAATGGTTATCCCACAACCCCTATTGATACGTGCATTAGTTCGATTACCACACACATTTCAATTGACGCATACAATAAGCTTTATTTCCAAAACGGAAGAGCCGCTAAAGGTATTTTAGTTATTAAATCTGAAGAGCTTGATCAGAACACTCTGAATCAGCTAAAACAAGATTTCATGGCGTCTATAAATAACGTAGGGAACTCTTTCAGAGTTCCAGTTTTTGGAATCGGCAAAGAAGATGAAATTGGATGGACGCCGATGGTTTCAAGCGCAGGAGATGGGGAATTCCAATTTCTATATGACGCGGTCGCAAGAAACATATTGTCAACTTTTAGTATGTCTCCTGACGAGTTACCTGGTTATGGACATCTTTCAAGAGGGACGAACGCTCAGACATTATCTGAATGTTTCGATATAGATTCTCCTTTCTTGTCTAGTCTTGGATATAAGACCGCCAGACAAATTCTTGGAGAAAAAACAGAAGCACCTCTTATGGTGTGGACTGGTAAAAAATGGCAAGAAGGTAGGGTATTTAAAACTGGAACCAAACAATTAGCACAAACAGTTACAACTGGCGGCTTAACTGTAAAGACATCTCCAGACCACAGATTTTTAGCTTTAGGTAAAGATGGGTCGCCTGTATGGGTTCACCAGTCAGATTTAAAAGAAGGTGATTACGTTTTAGTTAACGCTCAGCCTATAAAGGGACACGAGGATTTCTTACCTTCTTTTAACGGCAAAAAAATCACTAAAGAACTTCTTGAAGTTTTAGGCTGGATGACAGGAGACGGTTCTCTTATTGCTCCTCGTTTTAGAGCGGGTGGAAAGATAGCCTTATTTTATCATCACGATAAAGAAGCAGACGTACAACAAAGACATTTAAATATACTGACTTCTTTTGGTGTTAACGCCAAAGAAGACAATAAGCCCGTTTCTCCAGAAGAGCAAGAAAAAATTAAAGGGCGCTATGGATTTAAAAATGTAGCAGAGTTAAGAAGGCGCATAACTATCTATGATACCGATTTTGTTAGATTTTTACTAGAAAACGGATTTGAAACCTCTTCAAACGGCAAATCCATCCCAGAATTCTTGCATCTAATACCTGCTGAATATAAGGCTGCCTTTTTAAGAGGATTATTCTCCGCCGATGGACATGCGACCACCACAAGACAGATTATCTTAACTATACAAGAAGATCATTTAAGAAATGAAGTTAGAGGGCTCTTATACGAATTGGGTATAAGATCTAATGGGTATAAAGGAGTCAAAAGGGATAATAGCAGACCAGATAGTCTATCTGGAACTCAAGATTTTAGCCATAAAATCTCTGTAAGAGACACTGAAAAATATTGGGAAATGATCGGTTTTGTTCAAGAGCATAAAAACTCTAGG